AAATGAGTATGACCTTTTGATGGACTTTATCAACTGGTGGATGGTTGAAGAAAATACTCCAGAAGTTGTGACTGGTTGGAACACTGAACTATATGATGTTCCATATCTTGTTCGTCGTCTAGATCGTATTCTTGGTGAAAAGTTGATGAAACGATTTTCTCCTTGGGGTCTGGTAACTGAGAGTGAAACTTATATTGCTGGTCGTAGACATATTTGTTATGATGTTGGTGGTATTAGTCAACTTGACTATCTGAACCTTTATAAGAAGTTTACTTATAAGGCGCAGGAGTCTTATCGTCTAGACTATATTGCCAGTGTTGAACTGGGTCAGAAAAAACTGGATCACTCCGAGTTTGATACTTTCAAAGATTTTTATACGAAAGGTTGGCAAAAGTTTGTAGAGTATAACATCATTGACGTGGAACTTGTTGACCGTATGGAAGACAAGATGAAACTGATTGAACTTGCTTTGACGATGGCATATGACGCCAAGGCAAATTATACCGATGTGTTTTCACAAGTTCGAATGTGGGATACTATCATTTATAACTATCTTAAAAAGAGGAATATCGTGATTCCTCCCAAAGAACGTTCTGATAAGGATTCCAAGTATGCTGGTGCTTATGTTAAAGAACCTATTCCTGGAAAGTATGACTGGGTTGTGTCTTTTGACCTCAACTCGCTATACCCTCACCTCATTATGCAATACGCAATTTCGCCAGAAACACTTGTGAGTATGAGTGAAGTTAATAATCGTATTGCAGAATTGGAGAAGATGTTGTAGAATATCCACACTATATAAATAATAATGTGTGGATACAATAAAGTAAATGCAACCAAAGTTTAACATAACTCAAGAACAACTACATCAACTTTATATTATTGAAAACAAAAGTCGTAAAGAATGTGCTGAATTTTTTGGGTGCTCTGATCCACTCATAAAACAAAAAATACGAAAGTTTAATTTACAAAAACCTAAACATTTGGAAAATAAAAACAAAGAAAGAAAAGAAGTTCTTTATTGTGAAAATTGTGGAACTGAATTTATGGTTAGTAGATTTAGAGTAATAAATGAAAAATGGAAACTTCGGTTTTGTTCTCATTCTTGCTCTACAAAATTTAGATATTTGGGTGAGGATCATAAGAGAGCAGTATTAAATTCTGTTGCTGCTCGTAGGAGATGTAGAATGAGAGATGCTTTTGATGAAACTGCAGATCAACAAAAAATAAATGAAATTTATTGTGAAGCAAAACGACTAACAGAAGAAACTGACGTTCCGCACGAAGTAGATCACATTATTCCAATTTCTAAAGGTGGAAAGCATCACGAAGACAACTTACAAATTATTACTATGAGTGAAAACCGCAAGAAACATACTAAAATTGTGGAGTCATAAACGATGTTAAATGATTCTTTGTTTATGTCTAATAAAGACGATTGGGAAACTCCAAAAGATTTGTATGCTAAATTAAATATTGAATTTAATTTCAATCTTGATCCTTGTTGTAGTAAAGAAACTGCTAAATGTATTTCTTTCTATACAATAGAAGATGATGGATTGTCCAAAAACTGGGAAGGTAATGTGTTTATGAATCCTCCTTATGGGAGAGAGATAGTAAATTGGATTAAAAAGGCAAAAGAAGAATCTGATAAAGGTGCTACTGTTGTTTGTCTTGTTCCAGCAAGAACTGATACAAAATGGTGGCATACTTATTGTATGAAATCCGCAGAAATAAGGTTATTGACAAGAAGATTAACATTTGAGGGTGCTAATAACAAAGCAACATTTCCTGCTGCTATTGTTGTGTTTAGACAGGGAGAAAATAACCCAACACTAAAAGCACAATTAGTATAAAAAATATATGAGGTAATAGTATGTGGAAAGATGTTCGTCAAATGTCCCCCCAAGAAATTAAAGAGGAATTAGAAGCACTTAAGAAAGTAAGAGAACTTTCTAGTCAAGTGAATGTTGATAAGATTCTTAATCAAGAACTAGATTTAGAACCTTTGAGAAAAACTAATCTTACTATAACAGCAAATGGTTCTCTCTATCATAGAGTAAAGGGATTTCTTCCAGAACTGATGGAGAAGATGTATCAGGATCGTGTCATCTTCAAAAAGAAAATGATTGAGGCAAAGAAACAGTATGAAAAGAAAAAGTCAAAGGAGTTGGAAAAGGAGATTGCACGATGCAACAACATCCAAATGGCAAAAAAGATTTCTCTTAACTCTGCTTATGGTGCTATCGGCAATCAGTATTTCCGCTATTACAAACTAGCAAACGCAGAGGCAATCACCTTGTCGGGTCAGGTGTCTATTCGTTGGATTGAGAACAAGATGAATGCCTATCTGAATAAGATTTTAAAAACGGATGGTGAAGACTATGTTATTGCTTCAGATACTGATTCTATTTACCTTAATATGGGTCCTCTGGTTGAACGTGTATTCGCGGGAAGAGAGAAAACTACTGAAGGCATTGTTTCGTTCCTTGATAAGATCTGTCAAATGGAACTTGAGAAGTATATTGAAGGTTCTTACCAAGAACTGGCTGAGTATGTGAATGCTTATGACCAGAAGATGCAGATGAAGCGAGAGAACATTGCTGAACGTGGAATCTGGACTGCCAAGAAACGATACATTCTGAACGTCTGGGACAGTGAAGGTGTTCGTTATGAAGAACCCAAACTGAAGATGATGGGTATTGAGGCAGTTAAGTCTTCTACACCTGCTCCTTGTCGCAAGATGATTAAGGATGGACTCAAATTAATGATGAACGGAACCGAAGAGGATGTAATCAATTTTATTGATGGGTGTAGAAAGGAATTCAAATCACTCCCACCAGAGTCTATTGCATTTCCAAGAACAGCATCTGATGTGCAAAAGTATTCATCATCATCTGCCATTTATATGAAAGGAACACCCATTCATGTTCGCGGTGCTCTTTTGTTCAATCACTATATTAAACAAAATAAGTTGTCAAATAAATATTCACTTATTAATAATGGTGAGAAAATTAAATTTGTGTATTTGAAAAAACCAAATAATATCCACGAGAACGTGATTTCTTTCATTCAAGACTTTCCCAAAGAACTTAATCTTGACAAATACGTTGATTATGATTTACAATTTGAGAAAAGTTTTGTCGAACCACTCAAAGCAATTCTTGATGCAATTGGGTGGAATGTAGAAAAAACTGTAAACCTTGAACTCTTTTTTGCCTAATGGATTTGCCTATTAATGATGAAGAACTGAATACTATTATCAATGCAATGGCTCTTGGTGGAGACACTGCACTATATCAAAAACTTAAGTTAGTCAAAGAACTTAAAGACCAAGGTTTGCCTTATAAAAAAATTCTTCGTGAAGATTACGGGATGGTGGCATGATGATTAAAGTTAAATATTATCTTGAAGAATGTCCAAATAGCATTCTTTTTAAATTTTTTAGAACCAACGAGCAAGTAGAGATTTTTAAATCTCAACACCCAGATTATGTTTTTGTTGGAGATGAGTGATGGATTTTCTTAAAGAGATTGTAAAAGAAATTGGCGATGACTATACAAAATTAGCATCAGACATCGACGAAACAGAGACTTATGTTGACACGGGTTCATACGTTTTTAATGCACTGGTTTCAGGTAGCATATTTGGTGGTGTATCTGGGAATAAAATTACTGCTATTGCTGGAGAGTCTTCTACTGGAAAGACTTTCTTCTCTCTCGCTGTGGTTAAGAATTTTCTTGATAATAACCCCGATGGTTATTGTCTCTACTTTGATACTGAAGCCGCTGTTAATAAGTCACTGATTGAATCGCGTGGCATTGATACTTCTCGGTTTGTTGTGGTCAATGTGGTCACAATTGAAGAGTTTCGTAGCAAAGCACTCAAGGCAGTTGACTTATACTTAAAAAAATCTGTAGAAGAACGTAAACCCTGTATTTTTGTATTAGACTCTCTGGGTATGCTTTCCACCGAGAAAGAAATTACTGATGCACTGAACGATAAGCAAGTTCGTGATATGACCAAATCCCAACTGGTCAAAGGTGCATTCCGAATGCTCACACTTAAATTAGGTCAAGCAAATGTCCCGCTCATTGTCACAAATCATACATACGATGTCATCGGAGCTTACGTACCAACTAAAGAAATGGGAGGAGGTTCTGGACTCAAGTACGCAGCAAGCACGATCATTTATCTCTCAAAAAAGAAAGAAAAGGATGGAACAGAAGTGGTCGGCAATATTATCAAAGCTAAGACTGCTAAATCGCGTTTGAGTAAGGAGAACAAAAATGTGGAAGTTCGTCTTTATTATGATGAGCGTGGTCTTGATCGATATTATGGTTTACTTGAACTTGGGGAGCTCGGTGGACTTTGGAAGAATGTAGCAGGACGCTATGAGATTGATGGCAAGAAACTTTATGCAAAGCAAATTCTTGCTGAACCTGAAAAGTATTTTACTCCAGAAGTGATGCAAGCACTTGATGAAACCGCTCAAAAGGAGTTTAGTTATGGCTCATGAAACACATCAAAGTTATAAACCAGGGACTTAATGTTTCCAAGATTCTTCGTCAATTAAAAAAACATTCCGAAGACTGGGGAAACCAAAAGTCTATTAAAAATGCTGAATCTTTAATTGACCGTGGATATGACGATATTCCTGTTGGTAATCTCCAGTTAATTGTGGGTGGAGTCAAAAACAAGAGTGATTTTGTTGGTGACTCTGAAATCAACATCAAAACTCCTGCATATGAAAGACACACAGAGATTCGTAAGTTAATTAAAAGACTAATTGGCGACAAAGAATTACAACGCTGTGGGTTTTTATCATTGCCTGTTGATGGCATAGTGGGAGCTCATATTGATGAAGGAACATATTATCTCACAAGAGACAGATATCACATCTCAATTCAGGGAACTTATCAATACTTTTGTGGTGGGGAAAGTTTTGTGGTTGAACCGGGGACATTTTTGTGGTTTAATAATAAATTGCCACACGGAACAGTTAATTTAGGCGACATAGAACGTATTACATTTGTATTTGACATACTACATTCACCAGATAATCCGCAACATAAAATAAGTGATGGATAAAATAGAAACTCTAATTCTTAAAAACCTGATTCACAACGAGATTTATTTTCGCAAAGTTCTTCCATTTATTAAGTCGGATTATTTTGATGACTTTAATCAGAAAGTTGTCTTTGAGGAAATTCTAAAGTTCGCACAACAATATAATCAACTTGCTAGTAAAGAGATTTTATGTATTGAGGTTGAGAACCGAAGTGACATTAACGACACAACATTTAAAGAAATCACACAACTGATTAGTTATTTGGATGATGAACCAACTGACTTAAGTTGGGTTGTTGATACGACTGAAAAGTGGTGCCGTGACCGTGCAATTTATCTTGCATTGATGGAATCAATTCACATCGCGGATGGTAAAGATGACAAGAAAAACCGTGATGCGATTCCAAGTATTCTTTCAGATGCTCTTGCAGTTTCTTTTGACACACACATCGGTCACGATTATCTGATCGACTATGAAGACCGTTATGAGTCCTATCATAGAAAAGAGGAAA